GTTAAATGATTTTATTCAAACACACGAAAATGCAATAGATGAAGATGTTTGTAATTTTTTAATAGAACTCTTTGAGCAAAATCCCGAATATCATGATAATGAAGAAGGACAATCATATTCCCAATTTAATTTGACTGAAGTTCGGGAATTATCAGAGGATGTGAATAAAATTCATAATGATTTAATTCGCAATGTATATACGCATCGTGATGAGTATTATGAATACTATGATAAAAGAGTATTTCCAGATTCACACGCATTTGAAAAGTTTAAAATTCAAAGATTTATGCCTAATGATATAGAGGAGAATGAAACTTATGTTGATGTTCAAGACTATACTTCAGCTAGGCGTTTTCTTTGCTTTATGTGGTATTTGAGTGATAATGAAGCAGGTCAAGATGAATTTTTAGATTTATTCATTCAGCCCAAAAAGGGGAAATTGGTTATATACCCTTCACTTTGGTTATTTCCTCACAAGAAAATAACTCCAGTAAATGAACCCCAATATATTTTAAAAACATATTTGCATTATAAATGACTATGGAAAGAGTAGAAACAACAGTTCTTCGTAATTTATTATTTAATGATGAATACTGTAGAAAAGTATTACCCTTTATTCTTCCAGAATACTTTGATAACTTACACGAAAGAATTGTATTTGAAGAGATTAATAAATTTATTGTATCTTATGAAAATCTCGCAACAAAAGAAGTTCTACTCATTGAAGCAGAAAAAAGAAAAGATTTAAATGAGGATACATATAAAAGCTTCTGTAGCTTTGTTGAAAATCTAACAGAGACTCAATCTGATTTAGAATGGTTAATTGATACAACTGAAACTTGGTGTAGAGATAGAGCAATCTATCTCGCTCTAATGGAAAGCATTCAGATTGCAGACGGTGAAGATAATAAGAGAGGTCGTGATGCTATTCCTGGTATTCTACAGGAAGCTCTTTCAATCTCATTTGACGAGCACATAGGTCACGATTTAATTGAAGACTATGAAAGACGATATGATTTCTATACAAGAAAAGAAGAAAAGCTTTCCTTCAATTTAAACTTCTTTGATAAGATTACAGGAGGTGGGTTGTCTAAAAAGACAGTATTCCTCATTATGTCTCCTCCAAATGCAGGTAAATCTTTAGCAATGTGTTCTTTTGCTTCTAATTTCATTACTCAAGGTAAAAATGTTTTATACATTACAATGGAAATGGCTGAAGAGAAAATTGCACAAAGAATTGATGCAAACCTCTTAAATGTAAATATTTCACAACTTGATAGCTTAACAAAAGAAAGCTTTGAAAGTAAAATTGTAAAGCTAGCTAAAAAAACTCAAGGCAAGTTAATCATTAAAGAATATCCAACTTCATCTGCACACGTCGGACACTTTAAGGCTCTACTTAATGAACTTGCTTTGAAAAAACATTTTCATCCAGATGCGATATTCATTGATTATTTGAATATCTGCGCATCAAGTCGGTATAAATCAAACTCTGGAGTAAACTCTTACAGTTATGTAAAGAGCATTGCAGAAGAGATACGAGCACTTGCAGTTGAGTATAATGTTCCCATTATCTCTGCTACACAATCTGGACGTAATACAACAACTGACCCTGATATGACTGATGTGTCTGAATGTATATTTGTAGATGAGAAAATAGAACTTACTGATGGAACTATCAAATGTATTTCTGATGCGTCAATTGGAGACCAAATAAAGTCTCAAGACGGATATAAAACTATAGTTATGATTCATCATAAAAAATATAAAGATTGTATTAAAGTAACTACTAAAAGTGGAAAAACCATTATAGTAAGTAAAGACCACGTATTCCCAACTAATAAAGGGAGAATATCTTACAATACTGGATTGACTCTTGGTGATTGTTTAAATTCTAAATAATTAACTATATCCATTGTTGTCGGTATAAATAATATAACAACAATGGATATAATGTTAAATGAAAAAAATTAAAGATTACAAAGATAAATTAGAATGGATGAGAAATCTTAAAAAATATTCCTCATATTTCAAAAATGATAAATTCTTGAATAACATTGAAATCATTAAAGAATATATAAATTCATTCGTAAAATCTCCAACCACTGCAGAGTATCGTTACTTGGAACTTTTATGTGATTTATGTTCTTTATATGATGATAATATTCAAGAAAAGCTAATAGAATATAAAAATGAATTTAAAACTAGTATCAAGGTAAAAATTAGATATGGAGATGTGAAGCAAGAACAATTTATAGAATCTTTAAAATGTAGACCAAAACCTACACCAAATTCTTGGACTATGATTAGTTATTGGACTAAAAAAGGATATACTGAAGATGAAGCTGTATTATTGAGGGATATTAAGCAATCTAAAGCTGCTAAAAATGCAGCTAAAAAACGTAAAGATAATAATAATTATAAAGGAGAATCTCCCCTATCAATATTATATTGGACTAAATTGGGATATACTCCCTCCGAAGCTGAATTATTACGACAGCCATTTTTATATAAATGTAAAAATACATTATCGCGCTATATTGAAACTCACGGTGAAATTTTAGGCACAGAAATATTTAATGATGCTAAACAAAGTAGAAAAGAAAAAATCATTTCAAAATATGGCTCATTAGTTACAACTTCTCATACCTCAAAAGAAAGTTTAAAAGTATTAGTTAAACTCTATAAAAAGATACGAAAAAATGGAATACTTAAATCTGATATTGTTTGGGGTATATCCAAAAATAAAGAATTTGTATTAACAGACTTTGAAACTAATAAAAGTTACTTTTATGATTTTGTAATAAAAAGTAAGAAAATTATAATTGAATATAATAATAGTTTTTGGCACCCAAGAGAGGATAGAGAATGGAAAGGTATTTTAGATTATGATGAGTTATTACAGAAAGATAAAATAAAAAAGGAACTTGCGTTCCAAAGAGGTTATATGGTATACTACATTTGGGAAGATGATAATATTGAGGAGAAGATTAATGAATTATTTTTGGAGGTAATAAATGACTGACCTTGAAGAAAGATGTTTATTGAATGCTCAACATTTTATTCAACTAGGCTTGAGTAATTTAGAGTTATTTGAATTAAGTGACCTTTTAATCAAATTAGAAGAAGATAAAAAGGATAAGAATAAGTTCACTGATAATTATATTGATTATAATGATGAAATTGTATCAATTGAAGAGATTGGAATAAAAGAAACTATTGATATTGGAGTTTCTGGAGATAATCTATTTTATTGTAATGATATACTTACAAAAAACAGCTTTGGAGTTGCGGCAACTGTTGACCAAATGGTAGCTATCATTAAAACTGATGAACTAGACCAACTTGGTCAGGTGATGTTTAAGCAAATTCGTAACCGTGATAATGATGTTTCCAAATATAAAAGATTTGTAGTTGGAATTGATAGAAATAAAATGAGACTTTTTGATGTTGAGCAAAGTGCTCAAGTTGATGCTCTTGACGAAGTTCAAGATGAGTCTTATAATCAAGAAGATATAAAAACAAGTAAATTCGCAAACTTTAAATACTAATATGACTACACAAATTGACTCACAGAAATATATTGAATTTGTTAGGCAAACTACTAGTCCTGCAAGTAGTGATTTTTCAAGCCTTATTGCTCGTATGAACGAGCTTAATGATGAGGGAGCATCTGTTACTCATTTGGTAACAGCAGCATTTGGAATGAGTGCTGAGGCTGGTGAGTTTACTGAAGTAGTTAAGAAAATGATACTACAGGGTAAACCATATAATGATGACAATCTATTCAAACTTCGCCGGGAATTGGGAGATTTGGTCTGGTACATGGCGCAAGCATGCATTGCTCTTAATATGAGTTTTGATGAAGTCATGCAGATGAATTTTGAAAAACTTTCTGCAAGATACCCCGAAGGAACTTTTAATGTTGAACGGTCAGAAAATCGTAAAGATGGGGATATTTAAAAAATAAAGTAAAGGAGGCTTAAAGCCTCCTTTTTTAATACATAGTTAAAATAATAAATAACTAATAATAGTTAGTAAAAATGAAGTCTTTTAGGCAATTTATAATTGAAGCTCGTGAGACGGTAGCCTCACAACAAGCCCGTCAGATGGGATTAAAGAGTAATGCTCATGGAGATTATTATGATAATCAAGGTAAGCTCGTAGCAAAGACTATTGGGGGTAAACTTCAAGTATTTAAAGGTCGTCAACCTGGAGCAAAGGGCCAAGCAAATCAAAAGCAAGCAGCACCTCAACAGCAAGCTCCACAACAAGCTACACCTCAACAACAGCCTCAAGACCAACAACAAGGGCAAGACCAAGGCAAGGGTGTTGTGGTAACTTTAGGGCGCTTCAATCCTCCTGCTAGAAATCACGAACAATTTATTAAGTATGGTCTGGCTAGAGCAAAGGAAAGTGGGTTTGATTATAGAGTTTATCCAAGTAGAGTTCAGGATAAAGGAACAAATCCATTAAACCCAACTTTAAAAATTCAATATATGCAGGCAATGTTCCCTGAATATGCAGATTATATTATTGATAGTGATGAGATGAAAACTATTTTTGATATACTTACATCTCTTTATAATGATGGATATTCGGATGTAAAAATTATAGTTGGTTCTGAAAGGCTTGGAGAATTTCAGAGTTTAGCTCATAGAAATCAAGGACAAGGTTATGAATTCGCAAACATAGAAGTATTGGCGGCATCAGTAAGAGACCCAGATAGTGATACTGCAGGGTCAGGTTCATCTGCTGCATTGAGAACTGCTGCGGCTGAAGGTAATTATGAGGCATTTGCTTCTAATCTGCCACCTAGGATGAAGAGAGCAGATAAGGAGCAATTCTACAGTTCTATATTAAAGTCAATGAAACTTGGTGAAAGTTATGAGTTATGGAGAATTGCCCCAGATTTAGATAAAGAAACTTTAAGAATAAATTATAAAGAGAATAATTTATATCCAGTTGGCTCTTTAGTTGAAAATCTTAATACTGGACTTCGTGGACGAGTAATGAGGCGAGGAACTAATCATTTAATTTGTGTAACGAATGAAGGCACAATGTTTAAGAGTTGGATATCCGCAGTCCACCTTCCTGAAGACGTTTATGAAGTTGGAACTGATAAGTATAGGGAAGCTCTTCAAAAGCTTACTCCAGGTCATCCTGTAGGTTCTTACACTGGTATTTCAATCAAAGAAACAGTTCCTAAAAATCTAAATAGATTAAGAAAAGAAATACGAAACGCAAAATGAGAGTATTTAATGAGAATAAAGAATTAATTACCGAAACTGAAAGTGGTGAAGGACGACAAGATTTAAGTCCTTCTGGAATACGACGTTCATTAGACGCTCAAAAAAGGGCAGATCAAAAACTAAAAGAAAAAAGAAAAAAAAGAAAATCTGCAAAACGTTATAGAGATTATCAAGAACGTGTTCAAGCTTATAAAGAAGGAAGACAAAAATGGCTAGAACAGCAAGCTGCAGAAAATAAAAAAAGGAGAGAAGCTGCTACTGGAACATCATCAGGAGGTGGTGAAGTTATTTCTTCAAAAGACTCAGATGCAACTGCTACAGCAAAAGGAATTAGTAATGTTGCTAGTGTAGCTGGTAGATTGCTTGGAGTTGGGGTAAGAGCTGCAGGAAAGAGAATGAGGGAAAAAGAAGCAGCAAGGCAAGCAGGGCAAAAGAAAGCTGGAGAAAAAGCAGCAGAAACTACAGCTGCAATGAATCAGAAACTTCTACCACCAGGTAGAAGTGGTCCTGAAAAAACTGATAAGACTAGACTACAGCAACCTGGAACATCTAGACTTCCAGAACCTACGCCTAGACCTTTCACAACAGGTCAAATGGTAAGATCAAGTAAACGCATTTTACCTCCAGGCGTAAATAAAGCCTCGGAAAGTCCTATTTTAAAACGACCAAGTAGTGGATTAGTTGATCCAAATGCACCAAAAGTTGATACAACTCCTAGACCTGAATCTTTAGGCCAAAAAGCCAGAAGAAATACTAAACTTAGAAATAAACTTATAACAGCTAGAATGGAAGAATATGAGTATTCTTGCTGGAGAGAAGAGTTTCTTTATGAACTTGGAGAGTTAAGACAAAAAACAAAGAATAGAAATCTAGATAAAGACCCAATAATTGATATAATGAAAGGTAAAAATAAAATTACACTTAATCCAAATGTTTCAGAATCTACTGAAACAACACAAGCTAAAATTAAAATGTTAAAATATGCTGCATCTCAATATTCAAAAATGAATGAGGAGATGAATGGCGCTTCACATATGGCGAAAGCTACTCCTAGAATTACAGGACACGATAAATCATCTAGTGATAAAAATAAGTTAAAGCAGCCTGGAAAATATTCTGCGGAATTTGTGCGGGATGAGATGAGGAAAATGTTTGCAGGGAGTCGTAATTATTTTTTTGATGATAATAATTCAAACGGTTATTTAGATGATGGTGAAGTTTCTAACTTATCAAAAAATGATTCCGAAGATTCTGAATCATCTGCTAATGAATCTTTTGACGGTCATCGTCATCATAGCTCGGGTGAAACTACTAATGTTTCTAACTCAAGTTCTGAAGCTAGTGCTCGCAAAAGGAGAGCTACTTCTGCCGTTTTGAAAGCAATGGCTGCTATGAATAAAGATGTAGAGCCAAAGGCCAAGAAAAAGAAAAAGAAGAAGAGCGAACAATGAAAAACGAAGTAAGATACTGTCCGATGTGTAAAAAATCGGAAACAAGAGATAAATGCTCTTATGGCCCTAAAGTTTGGGATACATTAGCAATGAATGAGAATGTAATCAATGAGGGTCGTAAAAGGGATCATCTTGCAAATGCAGTTCTCGGACTTTCTTTTGCTACAAATGTTTTACAATCACCTTCAGCTCTCATTAATAGTGGAAAAATTGAAGGTCCGGGGATGCAATTAATGTCTAGAATGATGAGAAAAAGAGGAGAAGCTAATAGAAATTTAAATTCAGCTAGAGTTTCAGATCCAGCTAGAAATCGTAAGAAAAAAGAAAAAGAAGTTAATGAAGAAATGAAGATTAATAAAGCGACTTTAATGATGTTAATCATTAAAAAGTTAATGGATGAAAAGAAAAGAAAAAATTATCTTCTAAACACTGGTTATATTGGAGAAGCTAAAACTCCTGCCTGGGCTCGTAATGAAGGCAAAGATTTAAAAAAGGGCGGACTAAATCGTAAAGGTATTGCTTCTTATCGTAGAGAGCATCCTGGTTCTCATTTATCAATGGCTGTAACTACAGAGCCTTCTAAACTTAAAAAGGGAAGTAAGGCGTGGAAGCGTAGGCATAGCTTTTGTGCGAGAATGTCTAATATGCCCGGCCCAATGAAGGATGAGAAAGGTCGTCCAACGAGAAAGGCTCTTTCACTACGTAAGTGGAATTGCTGAAAAAACTAAATAAGAATAGGACTAAATAAGTCCAAAAATAACCCATTTGAGGACAGACCAATGAACGCTTTACTCCTACTTATTAAGCCAATTCTTTTCTCCTTTCTAACTTCAAAGGCAGTAAAGGACTTGGTAATTCAATTACTTGAAGGTTATGTAAAAACTACTGATAATCAAGTTGATGATGCTTTAGTGAAAATCGTAGAAGAAAAACTTTTTACCGCTCAATGATAAGACTTGAGTGATGATTAATAAAAAGGGATAGATAACTCTATCCCTTTTTATTTTTTATAGAATTTAAAGTCAATAAATATTAATAACACATATTTTTTATAGGAACGTAATATGGCGATTTGGGGAATTTCAACCACAACAGAAACTTTTGAAAATAATTATGGAATACCAAAGAATTTAAAGGAAGTTGATAGAAATCACACTCCTCATAATTGCTTTGCGGATAACCGTGGATGGATTTACCGTAATTATTCTGATGGTAAGTTTTCTGGACTTTCCACTTCATATAATGATGAAGTTATAGTAGCTGTTGCAGGATTAAATACTACTGGAATTGGATCTAATACAACTGGTCTTGGAGTTGCAACTCCAGTTGCAGTGTTCTTTGCCGACCCTAACAACTCCTCAATTATTTCAGTTGGTGGGGGTGCTACTACCGGAATCTCTACTGGAACTAATGGTGAAGTTCATTTAGTATATAATGAAGTTGTATATGTTAGCGCAGGGGCAACTGTAAGTATTCGTCGTTCAACTGGAAGTGTAATTATTGCGACTGCGACTTCTACTGGAGTTCCAGTGCAAGTAAATGTTCCTGGAGTTGGTCAAACCTACATTGAATTTAACGGACAAGTTACTAACCGTATTGCGTTTACATTCACAATTCCAAATACTGGAATTGGTACTGGATTAAGAATTAATATGGCGGCAGGCGTAACTGGAACTATTGTGGATGCATATGATGGAGCACCTGTAGAGAAAGTTTTCACCCCTGATATTATTCGTAATGTTGGTGGAGCTGGAAATACTGTTGATGTTGGAGTTGGAACTACAGTTTTAACTATTGTTGCATAATTTATATGAGATTTGATGAATTGAATGAAGATAATTTTATTCTTTTTGCTATTAAGCATTATGAAAATCCTCAAGCAGTGACTGAAGATGATTTTTATGATGATATTAAGCGATTTAAATGGATAAAAAGATTATTGAAGAAATATAAAGTGAATGGTGAGATGAATATGCATTTACTTATTAATCATTTTTTAATTCTTTATAACATTTTTGGCGATGCTGCAACTCCTCTTCTATTTTTTAAAGTAGATTCGGAATATTGGAGCTTCATAAAGACTATAATAATATATCTTGGACGTTTCCCTGAATATCCAAAAACAAAATTACACGATATTCCAGTTGATATTGATTGTTTATCCCATCTCAATGAACTCTAATGAAAGACCGAATTTTTGAAAATGCTTTAAATGTTATCAGAAACTATTTGAAGGAAGAAGGTTTTTCTGCCGTACCTCCTACAAATAATGCAAGTAATTCAAATATTATAGATGTTGAACAAAAAGGTCCACCAGTAGACTTAAGAAAGAACAAATATAAAAAACTACCAGGCCCATACAGAGACTTATTTAGGAGAACAAATAGTGTTAAACCCCAATACCCCAGTTGATACACGAGTTGCAATACTAGAAGAAAAGTTCTCTGTATACGAGCAGATGATGAATAAAATGGAATCTGCTATACACACAATAAGTGAAACCTGTCAGGGTATTTCAAAAATGCTCGCAATTCACGAAGAAAGAATTGAAGCTACATATAAAGCAGATAGTTATATACTTGAAAAGATTAAAGATATTGAAACAAAGAATTCAGAAGATCATAATAAAGTAATCACAAAGATTGAAAAATTAGAAGAAAAAATAGAAAGTTTAATTAAATTTCGTTGGTTAGTTGGAGGGGCAATAGTATTCGTTGTATTCATTTTTAATCAGCAACAAGTTAATTTTATGGATTATTTGCCTAATAACCAGCAACCTGATATGGTAAGACCAGTTAAGTGATTTTCTGAATGTCCTTTATTGAGCAAAATTATATTGGGATGATTTCTTCCCGATTAGATAAATTTACACAGAAAAATAATACTACTTACAACTTTAGATGTTTTTATTGTGGAGATTCTAAAAAAAGTCAATCAAAAGTGAGAGGGTATTTATACTCAATTAAGGATACTTTTAATTATAGATGTCATAATTGTGGTAAATCAATTTCATTTAAAAACTTTCTTAAAGATATTGATCCAATTCTATATGAAAAATTCATATTAGAAAAGTTTAAAGGAGTTAAAGAGCAAGAATTAAAATTAAAACCAGTAGCGATTAAGAAGGTAAAAAAAGAAAAAAAGTATTTTGATTTACCTCTTATATCAGAACTAAATACAGAACATCCCGCCAGAATATATCTTGAACAAAGAAGAATTCCGAAAGATAAGTTTAATACTTTATACTTTAGTGAAGCTTTCAAACAGTGGACTAATACGCAAAAACAAACATTTAATTCATTGAGGTATGATGAACCTCGTATTATCATACCTTTAATTTGTGATGGGAATATATTTGGCTTTCAAGGGCGAAGTCTTTCTAAAAATTCAAAATTAAAATACATAACAATTATTTTAAATGATGAATATCCTAAAATATATGGATTAGAAACAATAAATTGGAATCATAATGTATATGTTTTAGAAGGTCCTTTTGATAGTATGTTTGTAAAGAACTCAATCGCAATGGCTGGAGCTGATATTAATATATCTGAACTTGAAAATAAAAAAGATATTGATTTTATATTCATATATGATAATGAGAAACGAAAAAAAGAAATCGTAGATAGAATGGAGAAGACCATAGATCAAGGTCATTCTATTGTTATATGGCCGGATGACTTGAAAGATAAGGACATCAATGATATGATATTACAGGATATTCCAGTGATGGATATTATTAAGAATAATACATTTAGAGGCTTACAAGCAAAAATTAAATTTAACGGATGGAAAAGAGTATGAGTCAATTAGGTATTACAGTTAAAAAAAGAAAGGGTTATACTGAACCTCTTGATTTAGAAAAACTTCATAAAATGGTTGAAACTGCTTGTGAAGGATTGAGTGGTGTTTCTGCTTCTCAAGTTGAAATGAGTTCAGGAGTTCAGTTTTATGATGGAATTGATACTGTAACAATTCAACAAGTATTAATTAAGTCGGCTGCAGATTTAATTTCTTTAGATAATCCTAATTATCAGTTTGTAGCGGCTAGACTTCTTTTATTTTCTATTCGTAAATCCCTATATGGTAAGATTAAGGACCATCCTTCCTTTTACGAACATATTCAAAACTGTGTTAGTGAAAATGTATATGCCTCGGAAATACTGGATAATTACACTGAAGATGAGTTAAATAATCTAGGTTCTTATATTGACCACCATAGAGACTATCTATTTACATACGCAGGACTTCGCCAAGTAGTAGATAAGTATCTAGTTCAAGATAGGAGCACCGGGCAGATATACGAGACTCCTCAATTTATGTATATGATGATTGCAGCAACTGGGTTTGCAAATTATCCTAAAAATACTAGACTTTCTTATGTTAAAAGATATTATGATGCGATCTCAAAACATAAGCTAAATGTACCAACACCAATTATGGCTGGAGTAAGAACTCCACTTAAGCAATCTGCATCTTGTGTTCTTCTAGACTGTGGAGATTCTCTTGAGAGTATTATCGCAACTGATGGTGCAATGATGCGTTATATTGCTGGTCGTGCTGGAATTGGATTGAATATTGGAAGACTTCGTGGAATTGGAAGTAAAATTCGTGGTGGAGAAGTTGTTTCTACGGGAATTATTCCTTTTCTTAAAAAGTTTGAGGGTTCATTGAAGTCTTGTCATCAAGGTGGGGTAAGAGCTGCAGCCGCTACGGTATATTTTCCAATTTGGCACCAAGAAATTGAAAGTGTTATTGTGCTTAAAAATAACAAAGGAACTGATGAAAATAGAGTTAGGAAGTTGGATTATAATATCCAATTCTCTCGCATTTTCTATGAACGATTTATTAACAATGAAAATATTACGCTATTCTCCCCAGATGTTGTCCCTGGACTGTATGATAGCTTCGGAACGGATACATTTGATGCTCTCTATGTTAAGTATGAAAATGATACATCTATTCCAAAGAAAGTGGTTAAGGCTCAAGACCTTATTCTAGATGTTCTGAAGGAAAGGCTAGAAACTGGTCGTATTTATTTAATGAATGTAGACCACGCAAATAGTCACAGTCCATTCAAAGATCAAGTTGTAATGAGTAATCTTTGTGTTTCTGGTGATACTAAAATTAAAATCAAATACCCAGAAGCAATATATGATGATATTGGAGAGATTTATGATTGGAAAGTTTATGAAAAAGAAATTGAAATTGAAGAATTGGAACAGTATATTTGCGATAGAGATTGTAGAATTAGTACTTATTCGGCATATGAAGGAGACCCTTGTGAAGATGTTCCTCAAATAGAAGTTCTTTCTTATAATATTCAATGTAATCAAGAAGAATGGAAACCAATTACTGCATTTGCGGAAACTTCACCAAAATCAAAAGTAATGAAAATTACTGATGAAGAAACTGGTAAGAGTATTGTGATAACACCAGAACACCAAGTATTCACAAAAAATCGTGGGTATGTGATGGCGAAAGACCTAACTGAAACCGATGAATTGGTAATTAATTAATAGATAGGAAGTGTAATTTCTATATTTTATAAATAGTTATGAGATTACACTTCCTATTATGAAAACATATATTGTTTATAAAATTACCAATAAAAAAAATGGAAAGTCTTACATTGGAAAATCCGAATATCCATTAGAGCATCGTTGGAACCGTCATTTATCATCAGCAAGAAATGGCTCTAAATTTAGATTTCATTGTGCGATTAGAAAATATGGAGAAGACTGTTGGGATTTATCTGTGATTGAAACCTATCTAACTGAAGATTCAAATTTAATTAATGAAAAAGAAATTCATTTTATTAAATTATTTGAAAGTGATACTAAAAAAGGTTATAATGCAACATCAGGTGGGACTGGTGGATGGATGATTCCTAGATGTTCTAAAGAGATTCAAGACCAATGGAAAGAAAAGTTATCCGAAAGGAGCACTGGTTCAAATAATCCAAATCATTCTGGATATAGTGATGAAGATTTAATTAACTTTGGTCTTAAATTTATTGAAAAATATAATTTTATTCCAGGTCAAAAAAGATTGAATAAATTTTGTAAAGAAGAATTAAATGTAGATTTTCCAAAAAGTTTTTCTAAAAACCGATTTGAGGGAAAAAGAGAAAATTACACTAAAAATCTTGAAGAAAGAAGTGGTTTAAAATTTAATCCTAATCATAGGACGTTAGAAGAAAGAAAAATTATTGCCGAAAAGGCATCATTAACATCAACCATTATGTGGAAAAAAAGGAGAGAAACTAATGCTAAAGATTGAATACCTTGAAGAAGAAATTCCAGTTTATGATATTACAGTAGAAGGGACTCATAACTTCTATGCAAATGATATTTTGGTACATAACTGCACAGAAATCTGCGAACCGACTACTCCAATTGAAGACTTAAATGACGAGAATGGAGAAATTGCATTATGTACGTTATCTGCATATAACGTAGGACTTATCAAATCAGATAAGGAGCTTGACGACCTTTCAGATCTTGTAGTTAGATTTTTGGATGAGCTTATTGATACTCAAACATATCTGGTTAAAGCTGCAGAAATTTCAACAAGAAATCGTAAGATGCTTGGAATTGGAATTATTGGATTGGCTCATTATTTTGCAAAACTTGGAGTTAGTTATGAAGAACCAGAAGCTTGGAGTGCAACTCACGGACTTGCTGAAAGTATTCAATATTATCTTTTGAAAGCCTCAAATAATCTTGCAAAAGAGAAAGGAGCTTGTGGTTATTTTAACAGAACTAAATATTCGGATGGTATTTTACCAATTGATACTTATAAAAAAGATATTGATGATATTTGCAATGATCCACTTCAACACGATTGGGAATCTCTACGTCAAGATATCTTGACTTATGGGTTAAGGCATTCTACACTTACAACAATAATGCCTAGTGAAAGTTCTTCAATTGTTTCAAATGCTACAAATGGTATTGAGCCTCCTAGAGGTCTTCTCTCCTATAAGAAATCAAAAAAAGGACCAATCAAACAGATTGTTCCACAATATTCATCATTGAAGAATAACTATACTCTTCTTTGGGATATGAAATCTAATAAGGGATATTTCAATGTTGTTGCAATGATTCAAAAATTCTTTGATCAAGCAATTAGCACAAATTGGAATTATAACCCTGATAATTTCCCAAATAAGGAAATTCCAATGAGTGTAGTTGTAAATGATTTTCTATCCTCTTATAGATTAGGCCATAAGACTGCATACTATAGTAATACATACGATGGTCGCAGTGATGGGGTTGAAGACAAAGAAGAACCTAAAGGTGATATTCAAGATTTAATTAACGAATTAGCCAATCAAGATGGAGACGATTATTGTGAATCCTGCACAGTCTAAAATTAAAGGTATGACGGTTTTTAATACCAATCAAGTGGATACCCTTAAACAACCTATGTTTTTTGGGGCTCCACTTGGAGTTCAAAGATATGATGTTTATAAGTATCCAATATTTGATAAGCTAACCCAACAGCAGTTAAGCTTTTTCTGGAGACCAGAAGAAGTATCTTTACAAAAGGATAAGTTAGATTATCAAAAATTGAGACCAGAACAAAAGCATATATTCACATCTAATCTTAAGTATCAGATTATGTTGGATTCAGTTCAAGGTAGAGGTCCTGGTTTGGCGTTTTTGCCTTACTGTTCTCTACCTGAATTAGAGTCTTGTATGACTGCTTGGGAGTTTATGGAGATGATACACTCTCGTTCATATACTCATATCATTAAGAATGTTTATCCAAATCCAGCAGAAGTATTTGATAAGATTATTGACGATGAAAATATTCTGGAGCGAGCCAAAAGTATAACTGAAACATATGACGAGCAGATTAATTTGGCTCAACAATATGGCTCTTCAAATCTTTGGAAATTTAATAATGAAGGAGTAGATATTGGTAAAGATGGTTTGTATGATGTAAAAAGAGCATTATATCGTGCAATTATGAATGTAAATATTCTTGAAGGTATTCGCTTCTATGTAAGTTTTGCTTGTTCTTTTGCATTTGGCGAACTTAAGTTAATGGAAGGCTCTGCAAAAGTTATTGAACTTATTGCAAGAGATGAAGGGGTTCATTTATCTATCACTCAAAATATTCTTTCAAAATGGAAAGCTGGAGATGACCCCGATATGATTAAAATCGCTCAAGAAGAAGAGCAATGGACGTATCAAATGTTTGAAAGGACTGTAAATGAGGAAAAGCGTTGGGCTCAATACCTATTTAAAGATGGTTCAATGATTGGACTTAATGATAAACTTCTATGGATGTATGTTGAATGGATTGCTAATCGTCGTATGAAAGCGATTGGACTTAAGCCAATGTATGATGTTTCCGCCAAGAATAATCCTCTTCCTTGGGTAGACGAGCATTGGTTAAATAGTAGAGGTATGCAGGAAGCTCCAATGGAGACTGAAAAAACTTCATATTTGGTTGGAGCAGTTAAACAAGATATGGACTCTAATGCATTTGCAGGATTTAAATTATGAACCCAAGAAAATACAAACAAAAAGAAAATCAAAAAAAGAAAGAGGAAAAGGCTAAACTTATGGAGCCTATCCTAATTTTTCAAAAACTAGAAGAAATCATTTCAGAGGAGCAGGGCTAGTCCCTTCTCCTCTTTTTTATAACTTTTATAAATACTAAAAAGACTTTATTTGTAAATGGATACTACTCATAATTTTAAGAAACCTTATAGTTCATTTTTGGAAGGAGTTGCTTCAGAGCATCCTGATGCTGAGGGTCAGCCAGACCTTCAAAAAAGAGCTGATGAAATTCTAGCAAGAAGAAAAAAGGCTAGAGAAGATGCTAGAAATCCTCAAATTCAGAGAGCAAAAAAAGCTGCAGCTTTCTTCTCAAAAAGTGCAATTAGAAAAGAAGAATTTGAATTAGGCGAAGCTAAAGACCAAGAATATTCAATGGCTCGTAGTGAACTTAATACTGCTAATGATGCTATTAAAAGATTAAAGAAAAACTTAAAAGGTGAGGGTGAACTTGAGGCTTGGGTTCAATCAAAAATAACAAAAGCTTCTGATTATCTACGTTCAGCATCAGATTATGTTGAAAGTGGAGAAAGTGATATTAAAGAAGCTCATATGACTGCTTCTGATGTAAAGCAAGAAGAAAAACTTAAAAAGAAATATGATTCATCTGGAATGAAAGCTTCAATGATTAAGCAGTATGGTCCAGAGAAAGGAAAGCAAGTATATTTTGCTACTATTCGTAAGCAAGCAATGAAAGAAGCTTTAGAGCTTAATGAGATGCAAGTTCCAGATGCTGATAGTGAGGATGGTCCTTCCACGGTAAGTTCAGCTGAACCTTTTATGCAAGAATTAGCTAAAAGGAAAAGACGCGACCAACAGAGAAAATTAGCAGGACAAGCTGCAGAAGTTGCACGAGGACTTCAACAAGGAATTGCAGATGATTATAATTATGAGCTTGATGAAGCTAAACTATCAAGAGAACAAAAAAAGGAAATTAACATAGAAAAAGATAAAAAAAGGACCAGAGGTGGTCCACGTTATGATAGTAAAGGGCGTAGATTAATAAGGGGGAAGACCCGTATATATGATTGGGATAGAGTTATAGGTGGACCCCCAACAGCCAGAATACACGTTGTAAATAAAAATACAGGAAAAATTGAAAATACACTAAGTGATACCGAACATTATAAGCATCACGAAGAAGGTAAACTTAAGCCACATCAAGCGTATAAATATACAGAATTTGATGACCCAAGTAAAGTTCCTAAAGGTGGGGTCAATCCCAGTATAATTAGACGAATTAAAAAAGAAATAAAAAGAGGTAAACCTATAGCTGGAGCTACAGCAAGAAGGGGCGTTGTTGCTTCAGGTATGGCTCAAACTTTAGAGAGGCACGGAATACCCGCAAAAAGAGTTAAAATGCATTTTACTGGCGATATGCCGAGGCATATTTCAACACCAGAAAGAAAGAGCATAGTCTTCAAACATATATTAAAAAATAATCCCGCTGGAGGAGAATTTACGGACGATTATGCTCCAAATGTTGAAGCCGCAAGAGAACATCCAAATCTTAAGGCATTTATAGCAAAACCAAACACAACAGGAAAAAACAAAGGAAAAGTTATGAGAAAACCTTATAGGCAACAAAGAGAAGAATTTGAACTATGGGTAAATGCCCTTCTAGATGAAGGCTATGACCTATCAGAGTTCTCTATTGACGAGCTATATGAAGGCTATGAGGAGCTTCTAGACGAAGCAATTACTGCTGTAGCTGCTCCTGCACCAGGAGGGGATAAAAATCCAAGACCAGTCAAACCTAATAAGAGAAAATTAATATCTCCATATAAGGATAGACCTAAAAAGGAAGTTAAAGAAGAAGTAGTGGAAGTATCTCCTTATGAATTCTGGAAATCCTTTATTGGAGAAGAGGAAGAAGTGAGTGATGAAACTATTATTGAAGAAACTGAAGAAGTGATTGAAAGAACTCCAACTTCTTATGACTATTGGAAAGCCGTAATTACGGAACAAGGTGATATAACTAAATTATGAATATAGCTGTTAAGGAGCTTGAAAATAAACTCATCAAAGCAAAAGATACCTCTTATGATGGTATTGATGCTTTGATGAGAATTATTATGAGAAAATATAACCTAACAGCAAAGGAACTTAATAATTC